TGGTTGGAGCTACTGTTGCAGTTGCTGTTGCTGTTGAAGAAGGTATGAATAAGTAGTATTATCAAGGCTTTAAGCTATATTTAATAATTTTAAGGCTTACACAAATAAAACATAAAAACAAATGAAAAACATGAAATGTCAACGTATTGTCAACGGATTTTTTCGCGTTGACAGTTCATGTTGACAGATATAAAAGAGTAATATTAGATTGCTCTTTTTTTATTTAATACCTTTATAGCATCTCTTCTCATTTTATCTGTAACATGAGTGTAAACTTCTAAAGTTATTTCTACTTTTTTGTGGCCTAATCTTTCCTGAACTACCTTGGCATTAACGCCTTCACTTAACAGCATTGTAGCATGAGTATGCCTTAAACTATGATAATCTAAATCTTTAATACCAAGATCATAATGTATAACTCTAAAACAATGCTGCATAACCCTTGGTTGTATATAGGTGCCATTTTCACGTACATTTATAAGATTTATGTTAACTCCTTCAGCTTCATTTATCTGGTTTAAATCGTTAACTTTTAATTGGACATAATGTTCTCTGTAGAACTCTTGAGCCCTATCTGAAATATCTTTGTATTTCTTTAAGATTTCAAACATAGTATCGTCAAGATCTATTGTCCTATCACTCTTATATTTAGTACCTGTAAAATACCAGTGGTTATCCTTCCATTGAACTTGCTTATTTATAACTAAAGTCCTTTTATTAAAATCAATATCATCCCAAGTTATTGCAAAAGCTTCGCCAAGTCTTACTCCACATCTATATGCAAGTTGTAAAGGCAAGTGGCAGGAATGTCTAAATGGGAACCGTTTAATTATAGTTTCAAACTCTTTTGGAGTTATAACAATTTTATCCTTTTTTCTACTTTCAGTTTTAGGAATAGCTCTAGTAAGTGGAAGTTTTACAGCGGACATAGGACTAAGTTTTATAAACATTAATGGTTCAACAGCATAGTTAAGAGCTCCGCTTAATATCCCTTTAATAACAAGTAGCGTATTTCTACTAAAGCCTTCATTAAATTTTTTGTTTATAAAAGATTGTAATATAGCTGGAGTTAAGGCCTTTAACTTATATAATCCAAGATCAGGTTTTATATATAATTTTATTTTCTTGCTATAGTTATCAACTGTAGTTTCTTTTAGATTTACTTTTGCATATTCTTTGAGCCAATAATCTAGATAATCACTAAATGACATCTCAGATGGAGTAAAGGTTAAGCCACAGTTGTTATATTCTGATAAAGCTTTTGTTCCAGCTTCTAAAGCCTCCTTTTTAGTTCTAAAACCACTTTTAGTTATTTGTTTTCTTTTACCATCAATAGCAGCAGCTTCAAATTGATATTGCCAGGTCTGCCCACGTTTTCTTGTATTTACGGTTGCCAAACTGATACCTCCTTAGTTTAAATTATTTAATTTATCTAAAATATTCATAGCAGATTCACATAAAATCACCACCTTTACGAATGTATGTTCTGTTGAAAAATAAAAAAATTTATAGGTTAGATAGCTGAAACAGTGTGTCGTAGGGAACTTCAACATAACTAGCAATTTGTTCTAAAGTCATTCCTTCTATTTCAGTTGATATCAAATCAAAGCGTATTCCCTTTAAGGCTAATGCAAAGTAATTAGCTTGTCGCTCTAATTTACCTATATTTATATATTTAGAACTAGGAATACTAGTATGTAAAATAGCATGTCCTAGTTCATGCCTCAACTTAAATTCTTCATCATATCCATATAAATCATTTCGGATAAAGATAACCTCATATCCATAATAATTACGATAATAAATAGAATCATTTCCACTTAGTAAATAAGAATTTTTTTCGAGTTTTTCAATTTTAATATTAAGATATCTACATAGTTCATATGGACTATTAGTGTTATACATATCTACAATTCCATCTACAATATTATTAATCCATATCATATAATCCCCACCCTTGTTGCTATTTCTTTTGTTTTCTGCTGTATTTATACCCCAATAATTCAGCTTGTTCTAGCATTTCATTTGCAAAATTCAATATATCCTCATCACTCATAATGTGTGGATTAAATCCTCCATATCCAAAAATTTGATGTTTAGTAACATATGTTCTCGCTTCTTCTGGATTAGTAAACTTTTTAGGAATAGTAGGAAAAGTGTTTTCAACATTTGAAGTAGAAGCTTCATCTTCCAACAATTCACTTATAATTACATTTAAAGCAGTAGCAATTGCTTTTAAAGTATCAACACTAGCATTATATCTATCTTTCTCAATATCTGCTAAGTAAGAACGTGATATATTAGCCTTTTCTGCAAGTTCTTTTTGAGTTAATCTCCTCAATTTTCTTAAATCTCTAATTTTACTACCAATACTCATTTTAATACCTCCATGTCGAACATACCGACTTGATAAGTATATTATAGTGCATTAAAGTCGGTAATACAATACAGTAAATGGCGGAAATACAAGTATAGAAGAGCAATATAGAGATTTAGCTAGCTAATTTTAATAAATGCTCAATTATGGTTGGAAATACTAGGAATTTCATCTTTACAATATGACGGAAATACAATACAATAAGTTTGAAAGGAGGGGAGAATATGAAAGCTGAAATATCAAAATCATTAGGAATTATGATTAAAGAAGCGAGAGAAAAGCTGTCATTAACTCAACAAGATCTGTCAGATAAGACTGATATATCAAGAAATTATATTTCCGATATTGAATGTGGCAGATATGTGCCAAGTGTTGAAAAGTTATTATTACTAGCTTCATGCTTAAATTTAGACTTAAATTTACTTAAAAATGACGGAAATACAATATAAGGAGGGGTATTATGGGAGAAATACTTTACACAGTAAAAGAAACATCAAAAATACTTAAAACTAATACTGACTATGTTTATTCGCTAATAAAGAAAGGGTATTTAAGATGTCTGAAGTTAGGTAGCTATAAAATCAGAAAATCAACAATAGATGAATTTTTAGCAAAGTATGAAGGCTTTGATTTATCTGATTTAGATAATGTCAAGGAATTAGAGTTGTAAGGAGGGTGATAATGGTGTTACCACAGGCAGTTAACTATCTTACAGTTTATTCACTCATAGTTATCAGCTTCATAATGGTTCATGATGTAGTCCAAGCTATGAGATCTAGGAATAAAAGAATAAAACTTTGGAATGTTATTTTTCTAATACCCACATTTATATTATTAGCCAATTCGATATGAGGTGTAGATATGGGAATGAGTAAGGAGGAGTTCATGAAACGATATAAAGCGGACATGGAGAAGAAAGCAAAAGAAAAAGAGTATGACTATAGAAATTATGTAACAAATCTTCATCTAAGAAGAAATAAGAAAGGAAGGTTGTAGATGTGAAAAAGAGGTTAAACATTGATGGAAAGGTAGTTGAAATGAGTTTTGAGGAAGCATATAAACAGTTTGCAGCTTTCCGAAACATGATGGTTTCTAAGTGGTCTAATCTTCCTCTGGATAAGGATGATCTTAGACAAGAAGTGGATATGTATTTTTATAAAGCCTATAAACTTTATGATGAAAAGTATATCACTTATATAAAGTTTTTATCATTTGCTTACACAAAGCTTGACAAAGATTTATTACATTTATTTAAGTACTTAAATGCTCAAGTAAGAAAAGCTAACTATAGTCCAATTTCGTATGACATGATGCTGGACCAAACAGATAACTCAGTTGACATTAAAGATTTAATTCTACAAGAAGATGGTTTTGAAGAGAATGTATGTTACAGCCTAGTTATAGAGAAAGCGTTAGACAAGCTTAGAAATGATACAGAGAGAGATGTGGTTAAAATGCTTATGAATGGGCGTTCCCAGGTTGAAACAGCTAAGATAGTTAAATGCTATCAGCCACGTATCAGTAAAATAAGTACTAAGTTCACAAAGCTTCTTAAGGAAGAATTAGCAGTATAAAAAAAACCACTCCTAAGCCAGCAAGCAATAAGGAGCAGTCACAAATATTCAAATACAGTATAACACATCTTTATGAAAAGGGGATGAGGGAAATTATTAAAAATCTAAAAGAAGAGATAGAAAAGGCAAAACAAGAGACCATTCAGATGAATATACAGAATTGGAAAGAAGAGTGGGCTTATGAACATAAACAAAATACATGGTGTAATGCGCCAGAACCACCAATGGAAGAAGTTACACCTAAAGCATGGTTTATAACTAACTGGGGCACAGGCTTCATAGTCGCAGATCTTGAGGAAATCATGAAGCTACCTAAAAGGAAAAGAGAAAAGATATTTGCACTTGGAGGAATCTACAATGGATAAGGTCGCTATGGTTAAGTTTGTAAGAGGTAGCTTTGACCAGGAATATTCATATAAGACAGATTTAGATGATTTGGGCAAAGATGATGTAGTTGTAGTACAAGCTAATGATTCTTATTCTATAGCAATATTTCAAAGGTATTCAACTACTAAGAATAATATAGATAAAGCTACTAAGTGGATAGTTCAAAAAGTAGATACAGTGGCATTTGAAGAGAAATTATTCTTAGGAGAATTATAAAAAAATTTAGGAGGAAAGAAAATATGAAAATCACAGCAGAATTTAACTCTAATGAGGAGTTAGTAAGTTTTATCAATACATTTGGAGCTAAGTCAATTACTTGTGCTCACAAGGGAATGGAAGAGACTTTTGAAAAAGTTACACAAGCTCCTATAGTAGAAAAGCCAATAGAAGTGTCAGGGGAAGAAGTCAAAGTAGAAGAAAAAAGTAAGAATGAAGAACCTGTTAAGGAAGATAAGCCAGTAGAAGAACCAAAGGAAGAAAAAGTTATAAAGATTACTAAGGAACAGGTAAGAGCAGTATTTTCTAAACTTCTTAAAGCTGGAAAGCAACAAGAGGCTAAGGATCTTACAGCAAAATATGGTGCTAGTAAGATACCTGAAATTAAAGAAGAGGACTATGAAGCAGTTCTTAAAGAAGCGGAGGAATTACTATAATGGCACATGCAATATTAAGTGCTTCTGGTGCTAGTAGATGGATGGCATGTCCTCCATCAGCTAGGCTAGAACAAGGATTTGAAAATAAGACAAGTGAGTATGCAGAAGAAGGTACACTTGCTCACGAGTTAGGGGAATTAGGACTCAGAAAAGCCTTAGGAGAAATAAGTACAAGAAAATATAACTCTGAAATTAAGAAGATAGAGGCTCATAAGTTATATTCAGCTGACATGCCTGACTATGTTGAGCTTTATACAGATACATGTATGGAAAAGGTTAGTGAAGCAAAAGCAAAAACTCCTGATGCGGTATTCAAAGTTGAACAAAGACTAGATTTTAGTGAATGGGTTCCAGAAGGTTTTGGAACTGGTGACTTTGTGATAATAGCAGATGGAACTATGGAAATATGCGACCTTAAGTATGGTAAAGGTGTTCCGGTAAGTGCAAATAACAATAAGCAAATGATGTTATACGCATTAGGAGCAATACAAGAATTCTCATTCTTATATGATATTGAAAAAGTGAAAATGACCATTATTCAACCAAGGTTAGATAACATATCAACCTTTGAGGTAACTGCTGATGATCTTCTTAAATGGGCAGAAGAGTATGTTAAACCAACTGCGGATTTAGCCTTTAAAGGTGAAGGAGAGTTTTGTGCAGGAGACCATTGTCAATTTTGTAGAGCTAAAGCAGTATGCAAGGCTAGAGCAGATAAAAATATGGAACTCGCACAGTATGACTTTCAGAAGCAAGATACTATGGATAATAACGATATAGCTTTTGTTCTAAGCAGAGTAGATGAATTAGTTAAGTGGGCCAGTGATGTAAAAGATTATGCTCTGGAGCAAGCTCTGCAAGGTGAAGAATATGATGGCTTTAAAGTAGTTGAAGGTAGGAGTAATAGGAAGTGGAGCAGTGAAGATAAAGTCGGACAAATACTTATTGGTGAAGGCTTTAAGGAGAGTATTATTTACACAACTAAGCTTGATGGAATTAGCAAAATAGAAAGTGCTATAGGTAAGAAAGAGGTTCAAAGACTTCTAGGTGATTACATTATAAAGCCACCAGGAAAACCTACGTTAGTACCTATATCTGATAAGAGAGAACCTTATAATCCTGCTAAAGCAGATTTTCAAGAGTAGGTGATATTTTGACATTAGGACAAAACATAAAAAAATATAGAAAGCAAAAAGGACTAACTCTTAAACAAGTGGGAAATAAACTTGGTATGTCAGAACAAGCCATAGGACAGTATGAGCGAGGCGAAAGACAAGTCGCTGCTGGTATGTTAAATAAAATAGCTGATGCTCTGGGGGTTACTATTGGTAAACTAGTGGAAGGTATATATGATGTTAAGAACTATGACAATGTTATCAAACATTTAAATGAAGCCATACAAAATATTGAAAAATCAATTTTACAGGAAGGATATAATCCAAATTTAAATTACATGAAAGGTAATTTAGATGGGTTAAAAATAGCATTAAAAATTTTAATAAATGAAAGTGAGGAAATTTAATTATGAAAATAACAGCAAAAAGAACAGGAACAAAGGTAACTACAGGAAAGGTTAGATTAAGCTATGCTCATTTATTTGAGCCACATGCAATAGAAGGGAATGAACCAAAGTATTCAGTATCAGTTATCATTCCAAAGAGTGATAAGGAGACATTACAAGCTATAAAGGATGCAGTTAATCAAGCTAAGGAAGATGGAAAAGCTAAGTGGAATGGAAAAGTACCTGCTAATGTTAAAACACCTCTTAGAGATGGAGATACTGAGAGAGAAGGGGATGAAGCTTATGCAGGATGCTATTTCTTAAATGCTAACTCTAAGAATAAACCAGGAATAGTTGATAAAGATGTACAGCCTATACTTGACCAATCAGAAGTTTATAGCGGATGTTATGCAAGATTAACACTTAACTTCTATGCTTATGCAGCAAGTGGAAATAAAGGTATAGCTGCAGGATTAGGGAATGTTCAAAAGCTAGAAGATGGAGAACCACTTGGAGGATTCACTAGAGCAGAGGACGACTTTGAAGCTATAGAATCAGCTGAGGATGATTTTCTAGGTTAGATTTATAAAATTATGGGTGAACGTTTTGTTCACCTATATGCTAGGAGAATGATAATGAAAGAGGTTTGGAAAGATATACCTGGTTATAGAGGATTCTACCAAGCCTCTACCTTTGGAAGAATTAGGAGTGTAGATAGAAATATCACACAAATAGGTAGAGGTGGAAAACCTTTTACAAGATTAATTAAAGGAAGAATATTAAAGCCAGGAAGATATAACAAAAGGGGACATTTATCAGTGGTTCTAGGAAGAGGTACAAATGGTATTCAAGTACATTATCTTGTTGCTGTAACATTTCTGGGTTCTAGACCTAATAATGACGATATACGTCATATAGATGGTGATCCGCAAAATAACAGAGTGGATAATTTAGCTTATGGAACTAGAACAGATAATATTCTAGATGTTTATAGACAAAGTAAAAAGTGGAGAACAACATCTGTGAAACAAGCCATAAAAATTAAAAAATTGTTAAGCAATAGTAATCTACATTGCACGGATATAGCTAAAAGCGTTGGAGTAAGTCCTCATGTTGTTTATGCAATCAAGAGAAACAGGACATTTTGGTGGTTAAGTGAGGAGGGTGAAATAAATGGCTAGAGTTCTTTCATTGGATTTAGAGACATATTGCGAGTTGAATATTAAAGAGGTGGGTGCTTATAGATACTGTGAGCACCCATCATTTGAAATATTGCTATTCGCATATGCTTTTGATGATGAACCAGTAGAAATAATAGATTTAACAGAGGAGGTATCTTTACCTGATGAAGTTATAAAAGCCTTAGAAGATAAAAAGGTTTTAAAGACAGCTTTTAATGCTAACTTTGAAAGAAATGCTATCAGTAATGAATTTCCGTTAATAGATTGTCCTCCAGAGCAATGGGATTGCACAATGATTAAAGCTTTAACTATGGGATTACCAGGAAGTCTAGATATGGTTGGTAAGGCATTACATTTTGAAGAAGATAAGCAGAAGATGAAGGAAGGTAAAGCATTAATCCAATACTTTTGTAAGCCTTGTAAACCCACTAAGACTAACGGTGGAAGAAATAGAAACCTTCCAGAACATGAACCTGAGAAGTGGAAATTATTTAAAGAATACTGTAAGCAAGACGTTGAAGTTGAAAGAGAAATAAGGAAAAAGCTTGGTAGATATAAAACTATACAGGATGAAAAAGAATTATGGGATTTAGATCAAAGAATAAATGACAGAGGAATAAATCTTGATATGGGTGTAATTCTAAATGCTATAAAATGTGATGAACAATTCAAAGAGAGATTAACAAATGAAGCTATTGAATTAACAGGATTAAACAATCCTAATTCACCTACACAATTAAAAGCCTGGTTAAGCGAAAGAGTTGGATATGAAGTTAAGAGTTTGACTAAAGATAGTATTCCAGGATTAATTGAAGCAGCTGAGGATGATAAAGTAATAAGAGTTTTAGAGTTAAGACAACTTATGGCTAAGACTTCTATAAAGAAATATCAGGCTATGGAAGTAGCAAGATGTAAAGATGGAAGAGTAAGAGGGTTATTACAGTTCTATGGAGCTAATAGAACCGGTAGGTGGGCAGGAAGATTAGTACAAGTACAAAACTTGCCTCAGAACCATTTACCGGATTTAGAAGAAGCTAGGAACTGCATAAAAGAAGGAAGATTTGATGATGCAGAGTTTTTATTTGATAGTATACCAGATACTTTAAGTCAGCTTATAAGAACGTCATTTATACCTAGTAAAGGTCACGTATTCATGGTTGCAGACTTCTCAGCTATAGAGGCAAGAGTAATTGCTTGGTACGCAGGTGAGAAGTGGAGACTAGATGTTTTTAAGAATAATGGAGATATATACTGTGCTTCTGCATCTCAAATGTTTAAAGTTCCAGTGGAAAAGCATGGTGTTAATGGACACCTAAGGCAGAAGGGCAAAATAGCAGAGTTAGCACTTGGTTATGGCGGAAGTGTGGGGGCTATAAAGAGTATGGATAAAGCAGGAAGTATTCCAGAAGAAGAAATACAACCACTTGTAAGAGACTGGAGAGCAGCAAGTCCTAACATAACTAAGTTTTGGTGGGATGTAGATAAAGCTGCTAAAAAAGCTATAGCTGAAAGAACCACTGTATGCATGCAATATGGTCTTAAGTTTATCTATGATCCTGGAGTGCTATTCATTCAACTACCTTGTGGAAGGAGACTTTCCTATATAAGACCAAAGATTGAAGAAGGCAAATATGGCAGTGATATTATTACCTACGAAGGCATGGAACAAACAAGTAAGCAGTGGACTACACTAGAAACCTACGGGCCTAAACTTGTAGAGAATATAGTTCAAGCTACAGCTAGGGACTGTTTAGGAATAACAATGAAAAGAGTTGAAGCCAAGGGATATCCTATAGTAATGCATGTTCATGATGAAATTATCATGGATGTACCTAAAGATTATGGAAGCCTAGAGGAAGTTAATGATATCTTTGGAGAACCAATCTCATGGGCTCCAGGACTACCTCTTACAGCTGATGGGTATGAATGTAGTTACTATATGAAGGACTAACTATGTAGATATTGAGAAGGAAGTGAAGATATATTATGAAAAATTTAACAAGTAAAGAATTTGATAAGGTTGAGAAAATTAAAGTAACAAGTGCTGAAATAATTGTTACTGGAAATGCAGAGAAACCATACTTTGAAATAAAATATTACTGCGTTAATGATAGTGAATGCCATATTGGTTATAGTTCGTATGACTTAAAAATAGTATTCGGCTGGCTAGACAAATATTTTGATATAATTTAGTTCGCAATGCTAAGAAAATGTGAAGGGATAAGGTTAGAAATATGATTAAAATTGAAAAGAGATTTATATGTGATTTGTGTGGTAAAGAAGGCGCAAGTACATTTCGTACATTAGCTGAATTTGAAACAGAACAAAATGAGGGAAAACCAGTAAAGCCATACATTACATCAACAGAAATTGAATTGTGTGAAGAATGTTTGAAAAAAGTAGTTTTGTTAAAAGCTAGTGGTGCTCAAGGTAATAATAGATTTTGGATAAGCAAATAATGCACGATTCTAAGGAATTAGGCACTAGCAAGCACCTAAATGGAACCTATCCTAAATTAAAATATATGAGAAATTAATTTATAAACCGCTTTGATGAGCGGAATAATTTCCAATACATTCAATCCGGATAAATCGAATCTTATTGAAAGTTTTATTTGGATTTCAACGTTACCAAAGTTATATTTCATAAGTCTTCACCTCCCTTCTTATTTATATTGGAAACTTATAAATAAAGGGAGGCCCTAGTACTACTAGCACCTATATTTATTTATATTCGACAGATTAATATTTATGAAACTTTAAACAGAAAAGAGGTGATACCTTGGAAAGCATTTATAAAACAGAAGAAAAAATTAAACATGATGGAACCATATCAATTGCTACTGGAGCAAGTAGCAAAACAAAGACATGGAAAAACAAGACCATGCAATGGTCAGAACTTGTAGAAAAGTTATCACATACAACTAGAACTCCAGAGACAGTTGCAGAATATAAAAAACTTTCTAAGGCTGAAAAGGGAAAGATTAAAGACGTTGGTGGATTTGTAGGTGGATGCCTAAAGAATGGTCGTAGGCTCAAAGGTAATGTTCAAAATAGAACTCTACTTACATTAGACCTAGATTATATACAAGGAGATATATGGTCCAGTATAGAGCTCTTATATGACTTCTCTGTTGTTATGTATTCAACTCATACACATACTACAGATAATCAAAGATTAAGGCTAATAATACCTTTATCAAGACCAGTACTTCCAGATGAATATCAAGCTATAGGAAGAATGGTAGCTGATGATTTAGGAATAGACCAATTTGATGATACAACTTATGAACCTGAAAGACTTATGTATTGGCCATCAACCCCGACTGATGGAGATTACGTATTTAAATATCAAGATTTACCTTGGTTAAACCCAGATGATATCTTATCAAGATATACATTTGGATGGCAGGACATAAGTTATTGGCCAGAGAGTAGCAGAGTAAGAGCTAAGATTAGTAGTGCAATAAAGAAGCAAGAAGATCCTTTAACTAAGAAAGGCATTATAGGGGCTTTCTGTAGGACCTATACAATTACTGAGGCTATATCAGAATTCTTAAATGATGTTTATGTACCTGGTGCAGATGAAACAAGGTACACATATTCAGAAGGTAGTACCACAGGCGGTGTAGTTATATATGATGATAAATTTAGCTATTCACACCATGGTACGGATCCAGCTTCAAATACTTTATGTAATGCCTTTGACCTAGTAAGAATTCATAAATTTGGACACTTGGATGAGGATAGTACAGAAAAGGGAAATAGTCTTCCTAGTTTCAAAGCCATGGAAGAATTTGTGGCCAGTAATGGAAAGGTAAAAATACAAATAGGGAGAGAACGACTAGAGGCATCCAAAGAAGACTTTAGCATAGTTGAGGATGAAGATAATGAGGGGTGGTTACAAGAACTCATATTCAATGAAAATGGGAGTTTGAAAAATACTCCAGTAAATTTTTTGTTGATTATATCAAATGATCCAAACTTAAAAGGTAAGATAGCCTATAACGAATTTTCTAATAGAATATGTGTATTAGGACAACTTCCATGGAGAAAGAAGAATGATTTATCCGAATGGAAAGATAGTGATGATAGCTCATTAAGAATTTATATATCAAAGAGTTGGCAGGTACAGTCTAAGCAAAATTGTGATGATGCTCTTCAAGAAGTTATAATGAAGAACTCATATCATCCGGTTAGGGAATATTTAAATGGTCTTACTTGGGATGGAATAAGCAGAATAGATACTCTTCTTATTGATTATATGGGTGCTGATGATAATGATTATGTAAGATTAGTAACAAGAAAGTGGATGTGTGGAGCTGTAGCACGAATTCTAGTACCTGGAATTAAATTTGACTATATGCTAGTGCTAACTGGGCAACAAGGTATTAAGAAAAGTACATTCTTAAGAGTTTTGGCCAAGGAATGGTTTACTGATTCAATTCAGGATGTCGAAGGTAACCAAGCTATAGAAAAACTCATGAATTCATGGATTATTGAATTTGGAGAGCTGCAGGCATTTAGCAAATCAGAATCTAACGCTATTAAAAGATTTATAACATCTCAAGAAGATAGAACTAGGCTAGCCTATGCAAGAAGAAGTTCCTATATAAAGCGCCAATGCGTATTTGCTGGAACAACTAATAAGAGTGAATTTTTAAAAGATGATACTGGCAATAGACGATACTGGCCAGTAGCAACTAAAAGGGAAGGTAGAACAAAAGATGTGGACAAAGATTTGACTAATGAACTGGATCAGATATGGGCAGAAGCTATAGTGCTGTGGAGAGATAAAAAAGAAAAACTATATCTTACAGAAGAACAGGAGCTACTTGCTGGGTTAGAACAGGAAGAACACAGAGAAGTAAATGAAAAAGAAGGTGTAATTCTTAAGTACCTAGATACCCCTTTACCAGAACAATGGGACGATTGGGATTTATATCAAAGGCGAAATTATTTGCAAGGCTCGGATGTTATAGAGGGTACCTCTATAAGAACAAAGGTATGTGTTTTAGAGGTATGGTGCGAATGTTTTGAAAAGAATAAAGCCGATATGAGAAAGACAGATTCAATAGAAATAAACAATATTCTTAATAGCTTAAAAGGTTGGAGTAAAGCTGTAAAAATGTTTAGATTTAAAGAATATGGAAAACAAAGATATTATGAAAGAATAACTGATTAAGTGGAACAAAAGGAACAAAGTGGAACAAACTTTGTTCCACTTGAAAAGTGCCTTATATCAAGGGTTAAGGGGTATTATGGAACAAAGGAACAAACTTTTTATATAAAAATAAAAATATGGTATTTACATATTATATATTACCGGTATATGTATATACGCGCGTATATTTTAATATTAATAGAAAACTATGTTACTTTGTTCCACGAATTCCATGAAACTCAATAGTATCAAGTGTTAAAGCATGGAACAAAGTTTGGAACAAAGTTTGTTCCTATAAAAAAGGAGAATGAAATTTGATTAAAAGATATGAATTATTAGAGATATTTGAGAATGACGATGAATTAAAAGAGCTAATCAACACAGAAAGTAGAACATTTAGAGAACTATGGGATAGTGCAACAGGGGCTAAAATAAGATTAACTTTAGAGAATAAGTATAATCTTGATATGAGCAGTAATGTTATAAGAGGAAAAATAAAGGATGCTATAAAGCTTTATTTGGAAGAAAATAGGGAGTGAAGATTTGGAAGAATCAAAAATAGAGAATAGACTTAAAAAAGAAATAGAGTTGATAGGTGGTAAAGCATTAAAGTTCGTTAGCCCAGGAATGTCAGGAGTTCCAGATAGGATTGTTCTATTACCACATGGAAGAATTGTTTTCATAGAGCTTAAAGCACCAGGAAAGAAACCAAGGCCTATACAGATTAAAAGAATTAAAGAGCTAAAGGACTTAGGTTTTGATGTAAGAGTTATAGATTCTATAGATGGGGTCAAAAACTTTATAAATGACATAGAAAGAAGGTGAATTAAATGCCTAGGATTAAAGTTAAATGCGAAATATGTGGTAAGGAAATATATAGATATAAGAGTGGAATACTTAAACATACATTTTGTAGTAGGGAGTGTTCTAAAATATATACAAGTAAAAGAATGTCAGAGATGAATAAAGAATTAAATCCTACAAGAATGACACAAGAGGTTAAAGAGAATCTAAGATGGTCGCATTTACTAAAAGGTAGAGGAATAGCATACCCCAAAATACACGGTATACATGCACATAGGGTAATTGCGGAAAAGAAATTAGGCAGGAAATTAAAACCAGGTGAAGTAGTTCATCATAAAGATGGAAATAGGTTAAATTATAGCGAAGAAAATTTAGAAGTTTTACCTTCTCAAAAAGAACATGCAAAATTACACCAGAATGATGGGAGATTTAAATAAGATAGTAAAAAGGAAAGAAGGTGATATTATGAACTTTACCCCATGGAAATATCAGACCTATGCAATTAATCATGTTATGGATCATAAAGCTTCAGGATTATTTCTAGATATGGGTATGGGTTGAAATTGATAAAACAGTATCAACTTTAACGGCTATAGATAATTTACTGTGGCTTGGAGAAATAAATAAAGTTTTAGTTATAGCACCTTTAAGAGTAGCTGAAGATACTTGGTCAACAGAATGTGAGAAATGGGAGCACTTAAAACATTTAAGGATATCTAAAATCTTAGGAACTAAAAAGCAAAGACAGGATGCACTATTAAAAGATGCGGATGTTTATGTAACTAATAGAGAGAATGTAGATTGGTTAGTTGATGAATGCTTTAGTAGCTGGATGTGGGACATGGTTGTTATAGATGAATTGAGTTCTTTCAAGTCTAGTAAGGCAAAGAGATTTAGGGCCTTAAAAAAAGTAAGACCATACTTTAAAAGAATTGTAGGACTTACAGGAACTCCAGCGCCTAATAGTCTAATAGACTTATGGCCACAGATATATTTGTTAGATGGAGGACAGAGATTAGGCAAGACCATTACAGGATATAGGGAGAGATATTTTTCTCCTGGAAGAAGAAATGGTTATGTAGTTTATAATTGGGAACTTAAACAAGGTGCGGAAGAATCAATTCAAAATAAGATATCTGATATTTGTATAAGTATGAGTGCAAAGGATTATTTAGATATGCCAGAGAGAATAGATAATAGAATTGATATAACTTTACCTAAGAAAGCCTTAGATACTTATAAACAACTAGAAAAAGACTTAGTAATAGAATTAGGTGAAGATGATATAACAGCAGCCAATGCAGCAGTGTTGACTAATAAATTATTGCAGTTGGCCAATGGCGCAATATATACAGAAACCAAGGAAGTCATTAAGGTTCATGATGAAAAACTAAACAGACTAGAAGAAATAATTGACACATCAAATGGAAAACCAGTATTAGTTTTTTATAACTTTAAGCATGACTACGGGAGAATATCTAAGATGTTAGAAAAGCTTAAAATTAAGTATCAAACATTAAATACGTCAGAAGATATTAAATCCTGGAATAATGGAGAAATAGAAGTTGCGTTACTTCATCCAGCAAGCGCAGGACACGGATTAAACCTTCAGTATGGAGGAAATATTATTGTGTGGTTTGGACTTACATGGAGCCTAGAGCTATACCAACAGGCTAATGCAAGACTTTACAGGCAGGGTCAAACCAATACAGTTATAATACATCATCTTATAGCTAAAGAAACGGTAGATGAAGATGTAATGAATGCATTGGCCAATAAAGAAGTAAATCAAAATATGCTTTTGGAAGCAGTAAAAGCAAGATTAAAGGAGTGTGAGCAATGAAGCTATTAATGCATGTGTTAAAAAAGAATAATAAGCTTAAGATAGATAATGAAAATATAGGACCAGTAGATATAATCATGAAGCTTAAGGAAGAATACAATGAGGTAGTTGATGCAATTATTGCATATGAAGATGATAAGAGACTTATAAATCTTAAAGAAATCATAAGAGAAACCTTTGATTTAATTCAGATGTGTATCTTAATTTTATGGAGATGTAATATTAAGGCACATACTTTGGATGAACCTAATCTTATATCAGAAATTAATATAGAACATAAAGATAAGCTTATGGAAAGACAGTGGATCATAGAAACTGGGATTGAGATTGACGTAAAGGAGTGATTACCATAGATAAAGAGCAACTAAAACAGATTAGATACATTAAATCTGAAATAAGTATAATAGAAAGTCAGATTGCAAATCTTGAGCCTTCAATAGTGAATGATAAAGTCACAGGATCTAGTCCTTTTTTTCCCTACACAGCTATGAGTTTTCACATAGAAGGAATGGATTCAGAGGATTATAATAGAAGAATTAAAAGGTTACGCAACAAACTTATTAAGAGAAAAAATGAGTTGTTAGAGTTAAATTGTGAAGCAAATAAGTTTATAGAAAACATAAATGACAGCTTAGTTAGGCAGATATTAACTCTTAGATATATTAACGGAATGTCCTGGGATCTTGTTGCAAATGAAATAGGAACCGGAACTACACCAGAAAGCGTTAGAAAAGTTGCTGAAAGATTTTTAAAATAAAGTTGTCCCACATGTCCGTTTTAAGTGTAGTAATATATATATTGAGAAGAACTAATTTAAGTTTGTAGCCTCCTTTTTCAAGTTTTATATAAAAAGCATTTATGAATTTGAAGTCTTAAGTTTAAGCTTGAGAGTTTTATGTAGAATTTGTAGATGCTTTTTTTAGCTATGACACTTATATGGCAGTAGGTAGTATAAGAAGAGCAAACATTAAAAAAATAGTTATCCTAAGATAAGTCCTTACCTACAGGCATTAGACAGATAACTATAAGGCACTTAACTAAATGTTAGGTGTCTTTTTATATTAAGAAAGGAGATATTACTGGCAGAAAGGAGAATGATGTATATGAAATATAGAGGTAGACCAGCAAAGTATGAAGATCCAGAAGAGATGAAATCATTAATAATTCAATATTTTAATGAATGTGAAAAGAGTCATGAAGTTCCAACAGTTACTGGACTTGCTTATACGCTAGACATAGATAGAAAAACATTGCTTAGATATGAAGATTGCTTGGAATGCGATAAGCTTAAAGATTATCCATATGATGTGAGAGTCGGCTTTGTCAACGCGATAAAAGAAGCCAAGAAATATATAGAAATGAACTACGAACAAGCATTATTCGATAAAGCTAAGACTGTCGGTGCTATATTTACTCTCAAGAATAACTATGGATATGTAGATAAGACAGAGCAGGTCATAGAGAATAAGACTATAGACATAGATTTAAAAGATTAATTATTAATAAAGTATGAATAAAATGTACTAATTGTAATAAAGTCAGATAAAGTCAGAGATATTATGAAATGACAAACCTATATATATCAAGGGTTTAGAATGCATAAATACAATAATGTCGTTAAATAAAGATTTCACGACGTTTTTATGATGGGTAATTGTATGATTAAGATTATACTCGTTAAATACATTTAGATAGCGTTTAAGCGTTATTGATGCCAATTGTAGTGTAATTATTCATTTAATAATTAATGTGCCTTAAAATGGCTTTAAATGAGTTTTATGACGTGGCTGGGGGTGGTTCTAAAACCGAACTCTCTTTCCGCGTGGCTAGTGCTAAAAATATTTTTTTAAAACAAAAGGGAGGTTGAAATGGCTAACATAAAAATAAATATAAGCAAAAGCGTATTTAATGACGTATACTTGCCATATTTGACCGACTATAAGAAAAGGTTTGAGGTGTATTATGGCGGTGCTGGATCCGGTAAATCTGTTTTTGTTACACAGAAGTTGCTATATAAGTACCTTAAATACGCAAATAGAAAGTGCTTAATTATACGTAAGGTTAATAACACGTTGCGTGATTCTGTTTTTGCTCTTTTTAAGAGTACTTTAAGCGACTGGGGCCTGTATAATCTTTGTAAAATTAACAAGACTGATTTGACTATAGAACTGGAAAATGGCAGCCGGTTTATATTTAAAGGTATGGATGACCCAGAAAAAATAAAATCTATTGCCGATATCGATGATATCTGGGTAGAAGAGTCTACGGAGCTTGAAGAATTCGACTTTGACCAGTTGTGCTTACGTCTACGTTCTAAAAATCCATATAACCAGGTTTTTTGTTCTTTTAATCCAGTTAGTAAGGCGAATTGGGTTTATAGGCGATGGTTTGCTGATGATGCGATTATTAATGAAAATACTAGAGTGCTTAAAACAACTTATATGGATAATAAATTTTTGCCGCAGTCTTACATTGACAACTTGCTTGAAATGGAAAAGAGTAATCCGGTCTATTATAGAATATATGCACTTGGAGAATTTGCAACTTTGGATAAATTGGTTTATACAAATTGGAAAGTCCATGAATTTGATTATTTGGAAATCTTAAAGGAAAAATATAATAGAATTGCTATATTTGGTACCGACTTCGGTTACACAAATGACTATACTACTTTAGTTTGCAGTATTATTGATGAAGCTGATAAAAAGCTTTGGATATATGATGAGCACTTTGAAAGGCATATGACAAATGAGGATATTTTTAATATGTATACTAATCATGGTGTTGTTGGTGAACGTATTGTTGCTGATAGTTCAGAGCCAAAATCTATCGAAGAATTGCGGAGATTGGGATGTAAAAGAATTATAGGAGCCAGTAAAGGCCGTGATAGTATTTTAAATGGAATACAGTTGCTGCAGCAGTATGAAATTATAGTTCATCCTCGTTGCACTATGATACAAGAAGAGTTTAAAAATTATACTTTTGTAAAAGACCGGTCTACTGGTGAATATCTTAATAAACCAATAGACAAATTTAACCATGGCATGGATGCTCTTAGGTATTCAGTCATGGATGTTGCAAATGTTAAAAATAATAGTTTTGAAATTTTATATAGATAGGTGGTGATAGAATGAAAAATGAAGAGTTGGAATTAATTAAAAAATGTTATTCTGATTTTGTTACTAAGCAAGGTCATTATGAAGATATAAACAGATATTACTATGGCAATACGGACAGTCTGGCGAATTTTAAGCCAATGAAAGGCCGTTCTAACTTAAAAGTAAAAACTAATTTTATGCAAAAATTAATTGATGAAGAAGCTCAATATAGTTTTGGTAATGACGTTACTTATATTGCTAAAAATGATAATGCTGATATGTTAAAAGATATTGACTATGTGCTGGAAAATAATAATGCGGATCATGATATTAATCTTGGCATAGAGCTTGTTAAATATGGGTTAGTCTATGAAATAAGTTATCTTGATAAAAATCTGCAATTTAAGAATAAGATAGTAAGTCCACTTACTGGATATATGTATTTAAAAGATGAAATACCAGTTTATTTTTTGCATATGTTTAAAAGACAGCTTGATGATAAAGATTATATTGATGTTTATACAGATAAGTATATATACCATTTCGATACAACCTGGCAGGAAGTTGCTCCAGCTACTGAACATTATTTCGGAATTGTGCCAGTAGGCTTTGGAATGATAGGCGGTAAAAAATATTCGATGGAACGTGGCTATACAGAAGGAGATAAGACTATATATAGCTTGATAAAGCATATCCAGGATGCATACGAAACCAATTTTTCTGATATGGTTAGTGAAATTAGCGATTTCAGAAATGCAATATTGAAACTTTATGGCGTAGAGTTAAAAGATAAAATAGACGAAAATGGAAATGTTGTTCTTGGTAAAGATGGGAAACCAGTCAAAGAAGAGCCGGTTGTTAGAGATAACTGTATAATGGCTTTTGGTAGTAAAACCGAGCAGGACGCGGAGTGGTTAATTAAAAATATAAATGATACATTTATTAAAAATACCAGGGACGATTTAAAGGATTTAATGTATGTGTTAACTAGCCATGTGGATAGTAATGAAAAAATGCAAAGTAATCTCTCTGGGGTAGCTCTTAGAAGTAGACTACAAAGCTTAGAAGCTAAGTGCAAAATGAACGAAAAAGCTATGAAAAATATAATTAAGACAAGGCTTAAATGCATGTTTAAATTTTTATATTTAACTGCCAGTAAAAGCTATGATTCTAATATGGTAAATATTCAATTTACTCCAAATGTTCCACAAGATATTGCCGTTATAGCTGATGTAATAGCAAAAATACCGCATGATGTGCTTTCTAATGAATCTAAGAGAGCTATGTTGCCAAACATAAACAATATTAAAGGCGAGCAAGATAGAATTGACAATGAAAATAAAGCAGCTGAACTAGAAGTTGACTTGGATAAGGCCGGTGTAATTAATGGATAGTAAAGAATTACAAGACTTTATTGAAGGTTTGTATGATGAAAATGAGAATGGATTAAGGGACACTTATAGGCAAAAGAAAGAAAGCCGAGATGAATTACTAAAAGCTATAGCTATTATAATGTTAAGCTATAATATTGTAGATGGCGTTATGAGCCTTTCTCGTAAAGATTTTTTAAAAGAGAGCAATAATATTAAAAAACTTATAAAGTCCCTCACGCTTGGTGATATAACACAAATGCAAGATAGTACAAGTAATATATTAAAAAATACTGCGGAAAGTGTTTTTGGCTTTTACTCATACAATTACAACTTAAAAGATGTTGAAAAAATAATTAAAGATGGCTTTAAGGGAAAACATTTTAGTGATAGAATTTGGGACAATGAACAGGCGGTAGCTAATAGACTGAATAAACAGTGTCAGGACTTTTTACAAGGTAAGATAAATGTTAACCAAATTAAGAATGATATAGAAAAAACATATAATACAAGTGCCTATAATGCTAAAAGACTAGTAGAAACAGAGGTTTCAAGGTGCTCAAATCAATCTTTTATTAGATTTTGTAATGAAACTGGAGTTGAAAAAGTAAGATATAATTCAGTTCTTGATGCTAATACTTGTAATGATTGTTCACAGTACAATGGTAGAATATATGATTTAGATAAAGCACCAGAATTGCCAAGACACCCATTATGCAGATGTTTCTATGAAATTTCTGATAATATATTATATAGAGAAAATTTAAATAGAAAAGAAGCAAATCAAGGTGAATTTAATAAATTATCTATACCTTTACAGAAAAGATATATTAAAAGAATCGCTAAAAAATATAATCTGAATATTAGAGGATTAAACATCAAAATTCAAAGAAGCAGTGAATTAATTGATACACCATTTTTAGGAAGTACAGACTATGATAATATCGGAAGAATAGATTTATTTCCTAATGCTTTTAAAAATGAAGAAGAGCTGATAAGAACGGTAATTCATGAAAAATGCCATGTATTACAGTTGAGAAAGCATGGAAAAAAATATTGTCAAGATAATTTAAATTTAATGGAAAAACAAGCATACAAATATGAAGAATTGTGGTACAATATTCTAAAAAAGAGGGTGAAATGATGAAGTGGATTGAAAATCTCAAGAATATATCTAAAGGTGATTTAGGAAAATGTCCTTGTTGTGGCAAGAGCAATATAAAAAGTAATTTTCAAAAGATTAAAGCCGATATGGGTTATGGAGATATATGGTGTGAAGATTGTAAAAATGCTTTTCATATATCAAGGTTAAAAATAACTGATGAATTAATTAAAAATAATTCAGATAAACCTCATGGATTGAAATATTAGAAGGCACTTACTAAGTTAAAGGTAGGTGCTTTTTAATTTAATAAAAATTATTTAGAGAGCTAAAGACTCTCTTTTTTGATGCAAATTTTTAAGAGAGGTGTATTAGTATGAATAATAGTGAGAAAAGAATTCATACTGCTTGGACTAATATAAAGCAACGTTGCTATAATAAAAAACATAAACAATATTGTGATTATGGTGGTAGAAATATAACTATATGCGATGAATGGAAAAACAATTTTAAAGCATTTTTGCATTGGGCTCTTTGTAACGGATATAATAATAATTTAACTATAGATAGAATTGATAATAATGGTAATTATGAACCTAATAATTGTAGATGGGTAACAGAAAAAGAGCAATCAGTAAATAAGAGGGTTTATAAAAATAACAAGACTGGCTATAGAGGTGTATATATAAGAGGTAATAAATACAGAGTTGAAATTAAACAAAATGGTAAAACCATTTATATAGGAACGTATTTAAATTTAAAAGAAGCATTAAAAGCAAGAGAAAATGCGGAATTAAAATATTATGGTAAAAAATTAGAAGTAGCTTAATTAAGTCTTAGAAAACTAAGGCTTTTTATTTTGCCCTAAGCATGGCGTTAAAAGGCTTTTAAAATGTAAATAAATACTTTGTGGGACATTGGACTACAGGGGATTGGAGGATTTTAAAATGAAAAAAACAGATTTAATAAAACTTATAGAAAAAATAGCCGATGATGGGGACATAAACGAGATAATTCTTGGAGCTGACGAGTTTAAAGATTTAGGAAAAGTGGACTTATCTAAGCTAACAATGGAAGAATTTAAAACTTTAATTGAAAGCAATGAATCAGTGAAAGGATATATGACTTCTCACGATGATTCCATAAGATCTAAAGCAGTTGAAACTTTCCAAAATGGAAAAATGAAAGACATTATTAAGAAAGCAGTTGATGAGGCTAAAAATGGTAAGAAAACTCCGGAACAAGAAGCACTTGAAAAACTTCAAAAACAATTTGAAGATAGCCAAGCAGAGCTTGCTAAAGAAAGAACAATCGGAAAGTATACAAAGGTACTGAAAGATAAAGGTTTACCAGTAGAATTAGTAGATTATATCTACGGAGACGGTAAGGATGAAACAATAGATAAAAATATAGAAAATATATCTTCTATATTCAATAGTGCGATAGATAGTGGAGTTAAATCTAAGCTTGGAAATAGTTCGTATACTCCACCAGCAGATGATGCAACAAATACACTTAACGCTCAAATAGCAGCGGCAATGGGTGTAAATTAATAAATTAAAAAAAAGGAATGGTGATAATATGGCAAATACATTAGCATATGCAGTGTTATTTCAAAAAAATTTAGATAAGGCAGCAGTTCAACAAGCTAGAACTGGTTGGATGGAAGGTAATGCTGGACAAGTAATCTATAAAGGTGGTAAGGAAGTAAAGATTCCTAAGCTTTCTATGGATGGATTAGGAAACTACGATAGAAATAATGGTTTTAACGGTGGTTCAGTTACTTTCGAGTACCAAACAAAGCAGATGACACACGACAGAGGTAGAGCCTTTTCTATAGATGAAAATGACGTTGATGAAACTAACTTCGTTGTAACAGCTTCTACTATTATGGGCGAGTTCCAGAGGACGAAAGTTGTACCAGAAATTGATGCGACAAGAATCGCTTCTCTTGCAACTATGGCTATTGGGGTTGCTGACGACACACAAGTCAAGTATGGATATACCCCAGCAAAGGCAAGTATTGTTGACGAAATTAAGGCTGGTATAAAGAGAATAAGGGAAGAAGGATTTGAAGGCGATTTAGTTTGCTACGTAACTTATGATGTTTCAATGTTAGTTAGCCAATACTATGGTGAAAAGTTATCGGCTGCAACATTTGCACTTAATGGAGTAGATACAAGAGTTCCAGCAATAGATGGTGTACCACTAGTAGAAATGACATCTAATAAGATGGTAACTAAGTTAAAGTTCAATGATGGTAAAACATCAGAACAAACAAAAGGTGGCTTTGAAAAGGCTTCTGACGCAAAGACAATTAATTTCTTATTAATTGCTAAAGAATGCCCGATTGCAGTTTCCAAAACAGATAATATGAGAATTTTCAGCCCAGAAGTAAACCAAAAGGCTAGAGCATGGGCTATGGATTATAGAAAATTCCATGATATTTGGGTTCCAGACAACAAATTAAAAGGCTTATACGTAAGTGTAAAAGAAGCAAAATTACCCTAGTGAAACCCTAGAGAATGCTAGGGTTGGAAAAGCAAAAGTTGGTAAGGCAAAAGTAGGAAAGGAGTAGCAGAAAATGGCGTATCAAAAGCAAACATGGGTTGATGGAGAAACAATAACAAAAGCAAAATTAGATCATATAGAAGAAGGAATTGCAAATGTGGAACTTACTCCTGGTCCGAAAGGAGATAAAGGTGAAAAAGGAGAACAAGGAGCAACAGGACCTAAAGGGGAAACAGGGCCACAAGGCCCCAAAGGTGCAGACGCAACAATTAACAAATTAAATAAAGTAGATGCTTTAGATAGTGGTGCACAAGTTGCAGCAGTAGTAACAGCATTTAATAATTTAATTGCAGATTTAAAAGCAAAAGGGTTAATGAATAGTCAATAGAAAGTAAGAGGGGTAGTCCCCTCTTTTTTTTAGAGGTGGTGAACGGGTGTGTTTACGGATGAAGAATTAGAAGAAATGGCAGTATTGGCTATCTATAACTATTATGATGGTGAGTATACTAAAGAATATATTAAAAGTAATTTTACTTTAGCAATTAAGACATTAGTTAATAACACTAAAGATATTAAGCTTGCAGGTGTTAGCAGTATAAGTGAAAATGGCACATCTATTACTTATAAAGATGGCTATGAGAAGTTTACTTTAACAAGTGATGTAATTGCATTACTACCGAAGAAAACTAATTTTAGAGTGTGGTAGGTGATATATATGGTTCTTATTAGAAATGCAGATATAACAATATATCACTTTGATCCAAAGACACAGTCTTACACTAGAACTAATCTTGATGGTGTAAATTGGAATAGTAAAAGGAATGCCACTGTCAGCGATAAGGGGGTTAATGTAGCTTATACCACGATGATTGTTGCCGATAATGGAGATTATAACTTTTCTACTGGAGATAAGGTTGTAAAAGGACATATTGAAAAAGATATAGTAAAATTATCTGATTTAAAAGATTATAATGTTTTAACAATAGTAGGATTACAAGAAAATAATATTATGCAAAGCATAAACATTGAATGTAAGTAGGTGATGTGATGGCAACTACAGTAAAAGTTAACATGGATAGTACACAGAAAATCTTACTTAAAAGATCTCTTAATAAAAATGGCGGAGCACAAGTTTTTTTTACCAAGGAATGCGCTAAGGCGATGAACACTTATGTACCATTTTCAACAGGGCGCTTAAAAGATATGACGGTTGAGCTTGGGAGCGATTTCGTAAAGTATAATGCTCCATACGCAAGAAAACAGTATTACGAAAACCAAGGCAATGGAAAAGGTGGCACTAGTAAAGGTGGTTTGCGAGGAAAACTATGGAATAAAAGAATGTGGCTTAACAAAGGCAATGCAATAGTTAAAAAAGTTGCAAATTACTGTGGGGTGAAAAGCAAATGAAGATAATTGAAGCAATTAGAAAATATATTTGTGAATTGGAATGCATGAAAACTTTTGATAGTGCTATAAATGTTAATTATTTAGCAGCTGAAACAGATAGTTTTAGTATTGAAGAAATTCCAGTAAATCCAATAGTAAAAAAGTATGTTGATGGTAGTTCTATAAGACAATTCCAATTTGTATTTTGTAGCAGAGAACCATATGGCGCTGAAATCTTACAGAACATTGAAAACTCTAGCTTTTATGAAGATTTTGCAGAGGAAATTGAAAAGAAAAATAATAAAGGTGTTCTACCATTACTGACAGAAAATTTGGAAGCTAGAAGTATTGAAGTTTTAAGTAATGCTTATACAGTAAGCGTCACAGAAGATACTGCTCTATATCAAATAAATTTGAATTTAAAATATTATAAAGGAGTGATTTAGATGACAATTAGAAAAAGAATAGCGCAAGCTAGCTATTTAAAAGTTACAGAAGGTTTTGAATTGCTGGGGACTGGCTTTACAGCACTAGATGAGAAACCAAGTGCTAAGACATCTAGTAAGAGATATATAAACAGTGTGAGTGCTACTCAATCCGTTACTGGATATGAATGGTCTACGGACTTTGAGACTGACGAAATAGTGAGCGATAAGGCTATAGAATATATAACAGATATCGGCAGAATGCTAAGAGTTGGAGCTGATGCAGAAACAGAATATGTAATTGTGGATCTTGATAAAACAGATGGTGGTGCAGGCAAATATAAGGCTAGAAAAATTAATGTTGCTATCGCGGTGTCTGACTTTAAAGATAATGATGGTGAGTTAGGGTGCAGTGGAAGTTTTGTTGGACAAGGAGACATGGTTGAAGGCACATTTGATACTAAAGCTAAAACATTTACACCAAAACAAGCTGCAGAATAGAATGGAGGGGCAAAAATGAAAATTGGGAATGCAGAGTTAGAATTAGATTTATTTGATGCTGAAATGGCTGGAAAGTATGAAAGAGCACTAAAGAAATTTGATGAAAGACAAAGTAATAAAAAAACTGGATTAGATCTTGCTGGTACTATTAAGCAAGAATGTGAGACAGTTTTTGATTTTTTTAATGACATCTGGGGGGAAGGTACTGACAAGAAAGTTTTTGGTAATAAGACAAACTTTAGAGAGTGTGAAAAAGCATTTAACCAAGTAGTGGATTATTCTATAAAACAGTTTGAAGAAATACGTTCTATTACCGCTAAATATAGCGTAGATAGGCTTAAAAGATAATGAATATATTAATAGATCTTTTGCCGGCAAAAGTCGTTATAAATGGCGTAGAATATGCTATAAATAGCGACTTTCGTACTTCTATTTTATTTTCTTTGCTTATGGATGATGACAGGCTTACTGAAGATGCAAAAGTTATGCAGGCGCTAGTATTATACTATCCAAAGATTCCGGATAAAAAATATTGGAATGAGGCTGTTGAAAGACTTATGTGGTTTTACCGGTGTGGTAAAGAAATATCAGCTGCTACTATTGGCAAAGGGAAAAGTGATAAAAAGAGAATATTGGATTATGAGGTTGATGCAGACTATATTTACAGTGCATTTATGAGCCAGTATAGAATTGATTTACAAGATGTTAGTTTGCACTGGTGGAAATTTAAAAGCTTGTTAGACGCTATAAACGAAGATACAAGGCTATTTAAAATAATGCAGTATAGGTCTACAGACATATCTAAAATAACGGACAAAGAACAAAAGAAATTCTATAAAGATATGCAGAAAATATATAGTATTGAAAAACCAGATATGGAAGACTTACAACTTCTTGAAGAGTGGAATAGTAAACTTAAATAATTGCCAAAGTCCCACTTGCATTGTATAATTTATGTATAAATGAAAAGGGGTGGCAATTATGAAGTGTCCTAAATGTGGAAGCGAAAATGTTACTGTGCAGGCAGTTACAAATGTCAAAACAAAGCATAGAGGGTGTTTAGGGTGGTTTATATGGATTCTATTGGCGATATGTACTGTAGGACTTATTATTATAATACCATTACTAACTAATTCTAAAACTAAGAGTAAAACGCATAGCGAAGCAGTTTGTCAAAATTGCGGGCATAGATGGAAAGTATAAAGTATGCACTTACAATTGTAAGTGCTTTTATTTTTGTATCCAGGAGGTGATATAAAAATGTCTGACGGAACAATTGTAATTGATACGAAAATTGACTCCAGCGGAGCTGAAAAAGGCGTAAATGGACTTAATAGTAAATTAAATAAGTTAGCTAAGGGTAGTTTAAAACTACTAACAAAAGGCGTAGTTGCTGCAGGAACAGCATTAGGCGGATTTGGTATTGCTAGTATAAATCTAGCAAGCGATTTAACAGAAGTACAAAACGTCGTTGATGTAACATTTGGAGATAATGCTGAAAAAATCAATAGTTGGGCAAAGAATGCAGCTACTGCTTTTGGTATGTCCGAACTCCAAGCTAAGCAGTTTAATGGAACTATGGGAGCAATGTTAAAATCAATGGGGTTAGGCTCCGGAGAAGTTTTAAATATGTCAGAAAGTTTGACAGGCCTTGCTGGAGACTTCGCTTCTTTTTATAACTTAAAGCCGGAAGAAGCGTTTGAAAAAATTAGAAGTGGAATAAGCGGAGAGACTGAACCACTCAAGCAGCTAGGAATAAATATGAGCGTTGCTAACTTAGAAGCGTATGCATTAACACAAGGTATAACTAAGCAGTATAAGGAGATGTCTCAAGCTGAACAAGCTACATTGAGATATAACTACCTTATGAGTGTATCTGCAGATGCGCAGGGTGACTTTGCAAGAACATCTGATAGTCTAGCTAATCAATTAAGAATAGCAAAATTAGGAGTAAGTGACTTGAGCGCAGCTATTGGAACAGAGCTTATGCCGATGGCTCAAGAAGCCGTAAAGGGTTTAAACGAAAATGTAAAAGGACTTAAAAAAGCATTTGAAGAAGGTGGTTTCGAGGGTTTAGCTACGGAATTAGGGAACGTTCTAACAAATATGGTTGTTGCAATATCTAGTAAGATTCCAGACTTAATTAACGTGGCAACAAATGTTGTTTTTGCATTTATAAATAGTATGTTAAAAGCGCTACCTGGGATTTTAGAAGTTGGTATAAGATCTATAGGATATCTAATAGAAGGTATAGCGCGGCAACTTCCGGAGCTTATACCGGCAGCTATACAATGCATTATGGCATTAGTACAAAGCTGGTTTGATAATTTACCATTAGTCTTAAATGCTGGTATGGATTTAATATACGGACTTACTACAGGCATAATAAATGCTATACCAGTTCTAGTTGCTAATTTGCCGCTAGTGATACAAAGTATGTTGGATTTTATAACAAGTTCTTTACCGAATATCTTAAATGCTGGTTTGGATATACTCTTAACTTTAATAGATGGAATAGTAGCTTGTATCCCACAATTAGTCGCAATGTTACCACAAATTATAAATGCTATTGTGGATTTTATAACTACAAATTTACCACAATTAATTCAGATGGGTATAGAGGTTCAGCTAGCACTAATAGATGGAATAATTGCAGCTATACCACAGCTAATATCCATGCTGCCACAAGTTATAAATGCGATTATATCTACTTTAATTGCTAATTTACCGCAGATTATAAGAGCTGGTATAGAGATAATCTTTGCATTAATAAATGGACTTATAAGAGCTATTCCCGATATCGTTGGAGCTATACCACAAATAGTTAGAGCTATATGGGATGCATTTACTAGTGTAGATTGGTGGGACTTAGGTGTTAACATTATAAAAGGTATTGGAAGCGGAATAGCTGGAGCAGTTCGTGGATTAGTAGGCACAGCAATAGAAGCTTGTAAAAGCTTAAAAGATAGTGTTAAAAGTTTCTTTGGAATAGCTTCCCCATCTAAGTTAATGAGAGATTTAGTTGGTGTAAATTTAATGCGTGGTATTGGTGTTGGTGTAGAAATGGAGACTCCGGATTTAAAAGATCAAATTGATAATAATCTTGGAGAATTGTACTCCGGATTAAGAATGGTTGTTGATGCAGAAACTGCTAAGACAAGTGCCATGGTTGCTGATGGTAGAATAAATAATGCAACTAACACGATAACTCACAATGACAATGGTATAACACAAAATGTTACTATAGTTAACCCAGAGCGTACTCCAAGCGAGAACGCTAGAGCACTAAAGAAAGCAGGGAGGGATTTAGCATTTGGATAAGAAAAACTTAACTTTAAAATTTGAAAGCAATAAAAAATCTCTCTTTATAGATGGGGTTATATATAAAATTGTAAGTGTTGAAGGTTTAGAAAGTAGTGATTATGATATAAGTATTACGGATAATAACCAGTATGATGGTGGGTATGTAAACAAGAAACATATAAAAACACGAGATATATCTATAATAGCTGATTTTATAGGGGAATATACAGAACAGGAAAGGCAAAAACTTATAGCTTTTTTTAATCCACATTATGAGGGTACGTTGATAGTGAATTATTGTGGCATAGAAAGAGCTATAAACTATGAAGTAGAAAGCTTTAAAGACAAAAGGAGTAATTTATATGAAACACTAAGTTTTAAAGTAGATTTAGTTTGCGCAGATCCATTTTTTAAAACAGTAAATGAAAATCTAATGAAAATTAACACATGGATTAATGGATGGAAGTTTAAATTTAAGCTGCCATTTAAATTCAAGCAGCGTGGAGAAACTAAACAAAACATAACTTATTCTGGCCATGTTAATACGCCAGTAGAAATATATTTTTATGGCCCAGCTAAAAATCCACGTATAGATAATCTGACTACTGGTGAGTTTATACAGATTAATAGAGAGCTAACAAGCGATGATGTATTATATATAAGCACTGCACATAAAAACAAAAAAGTGAAAATAATAAAAAATGGGGTAGAAACTAATGCTTTTAATTATATAGATTTGGACAGTAGTTTTTTTGAACTTGTCCCAGGCGACAATCTTATTGCTTATAGTAATTCAGATGAACTTTCAAAGCCACAGGGCGTAGAGATTCGATATAGGGATAGATATTTAGGCGTTTAGGAGGTGATTAAACATGGCAGAACATAGCGGCTTTTTTAATGGAGATCAAGAATATGGACAAGAAGAATTTAATAGATATTTTGACAATATATACGAGAGTGGAGTGAGCGTAAATTCTGATAATACCATGACTTTGAATGTAACTGCGTCTGGGATGAATATATTAGTAAGTGCAGGGTTTGCAATTGTAAAAGGTTTTTATTTGTACAATGATAGTACAAAAACGATAATTGAAACTGCAGATCCTAATTACAAAAGAATAGATAGAGTCGTGTTAAAGCTTAATTTAGGTTCTAGTAAAGTCAGTATAGAACTTAAAAAAGGTACTCCATCAAGCAGTCCAGTAGCACCAGCATTGCAGAGAGACAATATTATATATGAGTTATCTTTAGCACAAATCTTAGTAAGTAAGGATAATACTTTAAGAGTTACTGATGAAAGATATCTAGCTGGGGTTTGTGGTGCAATAAGACCCAAAAATTTAACTGAATTTAATGCCATGATTGCAGGTTTACAAGAAAGGTTTAACGTATGGTTTAACAAACTTCAAGCTCCGACCAGAAATATTTATTTGCAAAATAGTCAGCCAGTAGGGGTCAAAGAAGGTGACATATGGATACAAACAACATAAGATTTTTTAATAAGGAATTAGATTTTATAGGAGAAGTAGATGAATATACTTCTCTTATTTTTATTAGAAAATGGAACACATATGGAAGTTTTGAAATCCATACAAGCGATTTTTACAAAGAATTATTTGTAAAAGGTAATTATATTATGTTAGACAAAGATGGCAGTAAAACGGGCGTTATAGAACATATAGAATGCAATGATGATAATGATGAAGAGATAATAATAAGAGGTTATAGTTTACTTTATATATTGCTAAATAGAATAACTATTCCACCAACAGGATTTGCTTATCATTCGTTTAATACTTATGCGGAGGATATCCTAATTGGATTAGTTGAATTTAATGCATCTAATCCAAAAGATAGTAAAAGAAAAATTGAAAATTTAATAACTAAAAATAGTAAGCATAGAGGAAAACAAATATCTTTCCAAAGCAGATATAAGATACTTGCAAATGAATTAAACACAATATGCAATGTTAGTGGGTTGGGTTGCCAAATCATATTAGATTATAAAAATAAAAAATTTGTTTTTGAAGTTCTTGAAGGAAAGGATCTTACTTCTGGACAGAATACAAATCCACCAGCTATTTTTAATAAAGAATACGACAATATTGAGAAAATAATTTATACAGACAGTAACATTGGATATAAAAATGTTGGGTATGTCGCAGGACAAGGTGAAGGAGAAAATAGAGAAGTTATTATTGTTAATGACGATTTAAGTGGACTAGACAGACGCGAAACATTTATAGATGCAAGAGATATTGGCGAAAGTTCAAATGTAAATCTTGAGGATAGGGGAAAGATTAAGCTTGCAGAAACTCCAGAAGTTAAAAACTTTGAGTTTAATGTTGAAAGTGAAGGTTATAAAACAGAATGGGATTTAGGTGACTTAGTAACGATAATAAGCAAAAAATATTCTACAAAATTGGATATTAGAGTTCTTGAAGTCCAAGAGACATATGAAAATGGAATAGTTAAAATTGAACCAAGTTTCGGTGAAGCAATGCAAAGTATAAGTGATAAAGTAAATTCTATAAGTAATAACCTCAATGGGGAATATAGTAGTGCTAATAGCAATGGTGGGGGAGATAAAAGCTATATCCATAATCAAATTTCTTCTCAAGATAAGTGGATCATTAGGCATAACTTAAGTAAATATCCATCTGTAACAGTAGTAGATAGTGGAGGAAATAAGGTTGTTGGGGATATAAAGTATATTGATATAAATAGCTTAGAAATTAGCTTTGTCGGTGGATTTAGTGGAATGGCATATTTAAATTAGGGGGTGATAAACCATGAAATATCTTTCGAATATAGACTTAAATAAAAATGAATTACAAAATGCACGACTTCAAAATTTAGCTGTAGCTCCAGCAAGTCCAGTAAATGGTCAAGTTTATTACAATAGTTCTGAAAATAAATTTTATGGATATGCAAATGGTAAATGGCTTTTAATTAGTGGAGTTGATTCTGTCTCTTGGGGAGATATAGTAAATAAACCTGCTACATTTCCACCAGCAACACACAACCACGATACAGCTTATTTAGGCAAAACTGCAAAGGCTGAAAGTGCAAAGGTTGCTGATAGTGTGGCATGGGGAAATATAAGTGGTAAGCCAAGTACATTTACTCCGCCAATAGCAACTAAAACAACCCTTGGAGGTATAAAAGTGGGTGCTAATCTAAGTATAGATAGCACTGGGCTTCTATCCGCGAATGATAATCCTACAAGTTATATAGTTAAGCAACAAGAATTTATAGCAACTAGTGGACAGAAAGTTTTTACATTAACAAATGGAAAGTATAGACCAGGTTTAGGCGCTATGAATGTATTTATAAATGGTATTAAGATGATTAATACGCTATTTACGGAGACATCACAAACTGTTATAACGCTTAAGGTTGGAGTAGATACTGGGGATAGAGTTTTATTAGAGTATATAGAACTTATTAATGTTGAACCATATCCAGTACATGCAAATGAACATTTAACTGGTGGTACAGACCCTATACCACTTGCTACAGCATCTAAAGACGGTCTTATGACTTCTGTTATGTTTAGCAAACTAAATGGGTTATATACAAATTCGCAAATAGATGCTGCTATAAGTAAAGCTATTAATGGACTTATGAATGGGGCTCCAGGGGCATTAGATACTCTTAAAGAATTGGCTACAGCAATGGGGAATGACCCTAATTTCGCTGCAACAATAACTAATAAACTTGCTGAAAAAGTAGACAAAGTAACAGGAAAACAGCTTAGTACAGAGGACTTTACAACAGCTTTATTAAATAAACTTAATGGAATTGCACCAGGTGCAAATGCATATGTACATCCAGCTACACATCCAGCTACAATTATTACAACAGATGCTACACACAGATTTGCAACAGATGCAGAAAAATCTAGTTGGAACAGTAGAACTAGAAAATACAGTGTAACTATTGGAAATGGAAGTTTAACAACAATTCCAGTTACACATAGTTTAAATACAATGGACATTGATATAACTGTTAGAGAAGCAGCAAGTCCTTATAATGTTGTTTATACAGATATACAGATTATAGATGCTAATAAAATAAACTTGTTATTTGCAGTGGCACCGACAAGTAACCAATACAGAGTAACGGTGGTGGGATAATGAAGATATTTGGAAAAGAGCTTAAGTTTAATGGTAAAGATATAGCTCTTAAAGAAAACATTCCGACAAAATTAAGTCAATTGCAAAATGATAGTGGATTTACTAAAAATGCATTAAAGCAAACAGTAAGTTCTACTCAACCGAGTTCACCGTCCAAAGGTGATGTTTGGATTCAAATATAAGGAGAGTGATAAAATGGCACAGAAAAAAGCAACTTATAAAGTTTATAATGGTTCAAGTTTTGATGAAATAATGCTTAAAACTTTAGCAAGTCAGGTGATTCAAGACTCAACTCATAGATTTATTACAGATACAGAAAAAAACAATATATTTAATCCGCAAAAGAATTTTCAGCTACAAAGTGGGTATGTAAAGTTGCCAAATGGACTAATTCTACAGTGGGGAAATGTTACAGCGGGTAATCCCGCTAAGTGGATAGCCTACCCCATTCAATTTCCGAATGGGGGGTTAGGTGTTCAACTTACAGGGTTATGGGGAAATTACAATGTAACAGTCAACTCACAGAAAAATAACGGCTTTGAAGCACTTGCTGGTGGTTCGTATGACTGTTATTATCTTGCAATTGGCTATTAGAAAGGGGAAATATAGATGTATTTAAGAATAGATAATAAAAATTTTGGCTTTGTTACAGAAAAAATTCATGAAATACTACCAACAGATATAAAAATATCTGATGAAGATTATAAAAGATACTTTGATTTGTTAGCGGAAGGTAAAAGAATTTCTTTAAAAATCAAGCCCGAAACAAATAAAGGATTGTTCGGCTATTTAGAAGTAAAAGAAGATGATAAAAAAGTTGTCGCAAGTGGACAAGATAAACTAAATGCACAATTCTTAAAAGAAGAAGCAGAACTTAAAAAAGAAGTACAAGAACAAAAAACATTAAATGCACAAGTGTTAAAAGAAATAGCAAAACTGAAAGGAGGTAATGTTTAATGGGAATCTATATTGCAGAGTATTACAAGATGGGACTTTACGATAAGCAGGATTTAGAGTTATTTGTTAGTGTGGGAATGTTAACAGAAGAAGAAAAGCAAAGTATATTAGGAGCCTAAGAGGGTTCTTTTTTTATTGTAATTTTTTAACAAGAATACTTGAATAAATATACCCAGTATAGATATACTGGGTAATTTTCTTAAAATATGTTATTTACAAATTCTTTTCCAAAGTTCGTTAGAGATATGTATCCTTTAATAAGATCCACATATGGAAAATTTTCATTGATAGATTTAAAGGAATCTTTATCTATTAAATCAATGATACTGTCATAAATGTTAGGCTCCAGTAATTTACTCGAGTGATGAATTTCTATTATTTTTAAGCGTTCAAGGTTTTCTAAAGATACATTATAGTCATCTAAAAATGATGCACCGTAATATTGTGGGCTTAAAACAATATTGGACAAATCTATTCCTGAGTAATCATGTTCACTTTTTTGAATTCTTATTTTTAATTTTGGTATACTACTATCTGATTTGCTAAATAATTTCTTTAGTAAGTCAGCATCAAAAACGGAAAATTGTTTGACGACTTCAACAAATGCTGGATGAACACTATTAGATGTACTAATTTTCATAGAATTAGCAATTAAATTAACATACATGTCTTTTAATTGTTCTTTATTTAGGGTATATCTAAGTGCTTCATATGCAGGTATAACGATATTAGGCTCAGGTTCTTTTAATTCTTCAATAGGCGTATCACTTAGTTTTTCTTCTAATTTAGATTTTACAGAAGCATCTATATGTTTGAACCCATAAACTGCCCAGCTTATAGGAGCTAAAAGAACATTAATAGTAGAACTTAGTGTTCCTAATGCTTTTCCTACATTTTGAGCTGTAGGTTTTGCTACATCATTATATACTTCTTTAAGTATTTCAGAACTATTTGCAACTGTGGTAGCGGCGGTATTAAGAAATTCAGATTCTAACATACACTCACCTCCTTTCAAGTTTATGGTATCATAAAAGAAGAGAGGTGTTAATATGATAATGGTATTTTTGGTTATTTTAAGTTGTTTTGGACTTTGTTGGATTATACTGGGGGCTCTTGTATTAAAGTTTGGTGGTAGTATCAAAGTTATAATTAATAATCCAATAACTAAAGAAAAAGATATACTTACTAATATACGGATAGATAAATAATGAAATCATGTATCTTAAGAGATTAGCATTTGCTAGTCTCTTTTATTTTGATAAAAAAAGAGAGGTGGAATATGGATGAATTATTAAAAGCGGGATTGAGTCAAGGTTTAGGGTATGGCATGTTTGTGTTTTTATTACTCTATGTTCTTAAAACCACAGGTGACAGAGAGAAAAGGTACCAAGATTTATTAGATAAACTAACCGCTAAATTTAATATAGTAGAAAATGTACAAGATGATGTTAAAGAAATTAAAAGTCATTTGTTTAATAAATAAAAAATGGAGGGATTTAGATGAAAGAAAGAATTATAACAAAAATAACAAGTGCAAAATGGCTAATAGCTGTAATACTTACTATAGTATTTAGTTATTGCATTATAGTAGGAAGGGATGTAAAAGAGTTTCTTCCAATTTACTCAGGAGTAGTTATGTTCTACTTCGGAAACTCAGTTTCAAAGAAAACTAAAGTTGAGTAGTCGAAGGACTGCTCTTTTAAAATTTATAGATGAAAGGAAGAATGTATTATGAAGATATTATTAGATATGGGGCATACGCTTTCTGGAGCTGACACAGGAGCAGAAGGATGTGGAAGAAGAGAGCAAGACTGTACTCGAGAAATAGGATATAAGGTTAAGGCAAAGTTAGAAGCATTAGGGCATACAGTTGTAGTATGTAGTAAAGATAGTTGCAGCAGTTTAATAGATTCTTTATCTTATAGAGCTAATACAGCCAATAATGCTGGTGGAGATTTATACCTAGCAATACATCTAAATGCTTTCAATGGTGCTGCATACGGAACTGAGGTGTATACTTATGGAGGGAAAAAATTTGATAAGGCAGAGGCTACACTTAATAATATAGTTGCACTGGGATATTATAATAGAGGAATTAAGGATGGTTCAAGTCTTTATGTAATAAAGAACACAAACATGAGTGCAATGCTTATAGAATGTTGTTTTATAGATAATGAGAGCGATATGAATATATATAATCCTGAAGCTTTATCAGATGCTATAGTAAAAGGAATTACAGGAACTACAGTTGAATCAGATACCCCATCAGAGGAAGTTAAAAATAAACCATATGAATATGGAGTCGTTACAGCAAAGAGTGGCCTAAAAATTAGAAAAGGTCCAGGTACAGGATATGATGAATTAGGAATTTTGAAATACGGAGAAAAGGTTCATATAGACTTTGAAGAGGATGGATGGTTTTCTGTATTTTGGGGTGATCATGGAGGATTCATCAGTTCAGAATTTGTTGAAGAATATAAAGAAGTGGATAACTGGATTGCAAGACTACAAACTGCTTGCAATGAACAAGGTTTTAGTTCGCAAACTGTAGACGGAATACCAGGAAGTAATACTTTAGCAGGATGTCCATTGTTAAGATATGGGGCAGTAGGAGACATAACTAAGCTACTTCAAGAAAAGTTAGATGTAACTGCAGACGGTATCTTCGGAAATGATACAAGAGCAGCTGTTATTGCATTCCAAAGAGAACATAATTTATCCGCGGATGGAATAGTAGGTGCAAATACCTGGAGAGAGCTTTTAGGATTATAGAATTTATTCAAGGCAGGGAGAGAAATCTTTCTGCCTATTTTTATTTTTTATTATAATGCTTGTACCATAAAAGCTAATAGTTTACAATAAAGGTATAAATATTACAAAAAATAAAAAAGAAACCACTGAATGATTGGTAGTCAGTGTGGTTTCTTAAAACTAAAATATATCTCAAAGAATATACCTCTATTATAGCATAAATTCATTGAGATATAAATAACTATAATGGAGTGAATAGTAATGGCAACAAAAAAAGTTAGATGTTTTACTTATAATTTAAGAAGAGATAAGGTTCTTGTAGAGAGTAAATACTTAAAAGAAGTTATAAATTCTTTATATAGTACTGAAAATTCTAAAGAATTACCTAATGGAAATAAAGTTAGAATATTTCCTACAAATAGTGATTTAGATGATTACATATCATTAGAATATATAAAAAATATAAAAAGAGAGAAAGATACTGAAATAGAAAGAAAAACTATAGATGATAATTTTTTGTTTTTTAGAATAGGAAAACAAAAGGATATAGAAGGGGCTGTAAGACGGAATACAAAGACTTGGCAGGGATATGAGGTGATAGATAAGGAAGAACAAGATTCATTTAATTTAGAGATATGTACATATATATTGGTAGATATCACTAATGGTGTTATATTGGAGTTGTTTGGTAAATACTCACCAACTGTTAAAGCATTCTCTGTGATATTAAATAGAGCTATCCAAGAAGAAGAGGATGATAAACTAAGCTTTTCATATAACAATATAATGACAGAAGAATTAGTAGATGCACTATCGGAAAATGGAACTAGGCTTGGAAAAATCATGTATACATACGAAAACCCAAAGTTAGATTTTTTAAAGGCTTTAGGATGGGGAGCTGAAGAAATTAACGCTGTTAGGGATACAAAAGTATTTGAATTAGAACTTTCAATAAAGGCAAAAGGTAGAAGCCCATTAGCTAAAGAAAATTCTATAATCCATAATCTTGTTTCTACTATTAAACGTGCGCCACATAACTTTAGGAAAAATGTTAGCTTAATCGGAAGTACAAACAGCACAGCAAGTAGAGAGTATAAGTTCAAAGAAGAAGAGGTAACATATAATGTAGATATACCATATACTAGAGTAGAAGATGGAATAAAAGTTAAATTGAGTTTAGATGAAATATGCTTTGAGGTATATGAAATTTTTATATTAATGTATAATGATAATAAAGGTAAGATTGAATCATATTTTAAAGATTAGAAAGGTTGGTTTAAATGAAGACTCTTAGGAAAGGAATAGTATTGGCATTATTATCAATAGGAATATATGTATTTCTAGATGTTTCATTTATGAGTAACAATATTTTTAATATGATTACTGTGAATACAGTTCTTGTGGGGTTTTTATTTACTATTTTAACAATCTTAATGCCATTTGCAGATGAAGATGTTATACTAACTTATGAAAAAACAAATGAACTTGAACAAATATATAGTAATATAACTACAGGGATAGTATTAGGTATATTATCAATTGCGATTTCTATAATTATTCTATGTATATGGGGTGAACCTAAAACTACTGATATAACAAGTGCAAATAAAATAATGTATTCTATAATTATAGGAATGTTTATGATAATAATGAAGTCAATGTTTTTGGCGATATTAGACATAAATAATATACTTAAAGCTATTAGACGCAGGAAGATAATGAATAAAAAAGAAGAAGAAGCAAATAAAGAGATGGAAGCTATATATAGAAGTAAGAGTAAATGTAAAGATAAGATGAATTCAAATAAGGAGGCCTAAGCCTCCTTTATTTTGTCAACATTTTGTCAACACCGAGTATATTTTACCTAAAATCAATAAATGTAATATAGTGTTAATAGATTTTGTATAATACGCGTAAAGCTAATAAAATCAATGCCTTACAATGTTGTATAGTTCTTTCAA